GCGGATATTAAGCAAATCGATTCCAAGCCATTCACTATCTCGGACAAGCAAATGGAACTCATTGATAACAATATCAATAATTACTTCGGTGTTAACAAAGATGTTCTCCAAAATTCAGCGTTCGGTGATAAGTGGAGCGCATCCTACGAAGGATGTGTTGAACCATTCGCGATTCAATTTAGTGAAGTTCTTACCAAGATGTTCTTCAGTGATATTGAACAGTCAACTGGTAATGAGGTGATGGCAACTGCAAATAGACTCCAATATATGTCTAACCAGGAGAAGTTAAATGTTTCATCTCAACTCTCTGATCGAGGCATTCTCAACCGAGATGAGGTTAGAGAGATATGGAACTTACCGCCTCTTCCAAATGATGAAGGCAAGAAATATATCATTCGTGGCGAATATAAAGATGCTAATGAACAGTTGGGTAATTCCGACAATGACAATAAATAACTAGGAAAGGAGGATGTCACCATGGGCAAAAAAGATTTAGAACAAAAAATAAGCCAAGGTAGAGAATATCGTAATCTATCAGTTCCATTAAATGTTCGCAAGAAAGAAGATGGTACCGATGATGATGAATTTGTAGTTGAAGGTTATGCAACGACATTTAACGAAAAATATCTCTTATTCGAATACAAAAGTAATTGGGATAAAAAGATATACCGTTTCTTCGAAGTTGTTGATTCTAAGGCTTTCAACTCATGCGATATGGGTGATGTGATCATGCAATACAACCACGAAGGTCGTGTGTATGCCAGAACTCGTAATAAAACATTAGATATTACTCCTGATGAACACGGTTTGAAAGTTAGAGCTAACTTAAGTGGCACTGAACTTGGCAAACAATTGTTCGAAGAAATTAAAGGTGGGTATACCGACAAAATGTCCTTCGGATTCACTATCGAGGAAGAAAAACGCGATAGTCACGAAGAAGATGATGTCGTAACCATAACACGTACAATTACCAAGATTGGCAAATTGTATGACGTTAGCGCGGTATCCATTCCAGCTAACGATGCAACAGAGATTTCTGCTCGATCATTCCAAGAAGGATTTATCAAGGAACTTGAGTCGGAGAGAACGAAAGTAGAAAAGAGAGAAGCTCTGAGGCTAAGAATTAAGATTCGATCGGAGGGAAATTAAAGATGAATCTCGAAACAAAAACCATCGAAGAACTCCAAGCAAGAAAGAAAGAGATTGAAACTCTTTCCGAAACTGAAGAATCAGTTGAAGTACTTGGTCAACTCGATGAAGAGCACAGAGCTATCATTGCCGAGCTCGAGAAACGTGCTAATGATGAAAAGAAGAGAGCGGAGATTCGCTCTAAAATCGCTGCTGGCAAAGAAGGCGAAGTTAAAGAAAGTGAGGTTACTATGGGTAACGAAAAGAAAGAACTTAACCAATCTACTTACCGCTCAGCTTGGTTAAAGACCTTAATGCAAAAAGAACTAAACGAAGAAGAAACTCGTACTTTAGTAGACTATCGTGCATTTGCATCCAATAGCACTTATGCTATTCCAACACAAGTTGCAGATAAAGTCGTTGAATGCTTAAAGAAGAGAGCGGTTCTCATCAATGAAATCGAATTATTCGAAGTCGTTGGTAATTTAAGAATTCCATATGAAGTAACAGTTAACGAAGCTGCTGCTCATACCGAAAACAATGCTGAAAGCGCATCTGGTGATGCAGTCGGTTATGTTGATTTAGCTGGTGAAGAAATCATCAAGATCCTTGAAATTTCTAAAGTCGCTTTATCTCAATCCGTTGATGCTTTCGAAAGATGGTTAGTCAATAACCTTGCTAGAAAACTTGGTGACAAGATTGATGACAAGATTGCTGGTGCTTTCGGTAGTGGTACATTCACCACCAACACTAACCAAATCGTCAACACTCAAGGTCCAGACTATGATAACCTTTGCGAGTTAATCGCTCTTGTTCCAGCTGCCTTAGATAATGGTTCCAAGTTCTATATGAATAAGGCCACATTCTGGGATTGCCAAAAGATCAAAGATACCAATAAACGTCCTATTTTAGATCCTGAAAGAAGAACCTTAATGGGATATCCAGTTGTTATCGATGACTACATCTCAAAATCCAACAGCTTAATTTACTTCGGTAATGCTTATGAAGCTGTTAAAGGTAAAGCAGGTGCGATGGAAGTCGAACCAAACGAACATGGTAGTGGTTGGGAAAAAGGACTTGTCTCCTTCCGTGGCTATACCACATTCGTGGCAAAGAAAGTCGGTACCGTTGGTATCGTCAGATTCGTAACTACAGCCTGATAAAACCGAGGGGTGAGACTAGCCGCCTCACTCCTCTTAATTCTAGCGGCTACTAATTGGGAGATAGCAAATGAAGATATTAGTTCTAATTCCTTGTATGGAATTCTTAGACAAACCATTCGTGGAATCGTTAGTGAACATTGAATGGCCATGTGAATATGAGATTAAATTCTCAGCTTCAACATTAGTGCATGTATCCAGGGAAAAACTTGGAGAGCATGCAATTTATCGTAGCGATGCAGATTATGTTCTCTGGTTCGATAGCGATATGGTGTTCAAACCAGATATCGTGAAAAGAATGTTGGAATCGATTAAAGGAAAAGACTTCTTAACAGCCTTATACTTCAATCGTAGACCTCCATTCACTCCAGTCATCTCAACAGACTTATCAATGTCTCATGATGGGTTCATATCAGCTAGTCCATGTCTTAAATATCCTAAAGGCATTATTCAAGTTCGTGGATGTGGCTTCGGATGTGTCATGATGACTAGAAAAGTCCTTCAAGATGTCAAAGAGAAATATAAATCTATGTTCGCGATGTTAAATAACGGAATTGTCGGAGAAGATTATTCCTTCTGTGCCAAAGCGTTAATGTGTGGTTACAAGTTATATTGTGATACTACCATCACGCTAGGACATATGACTGATACAGTCGTATCGGAAGAAACCTACATGAATTATGATCATTCTAAACATCTTCCAAAAATAAATTAGCTAATACTCTTCGGAGTTAAGCTGTAGCGAGGTGGCTTGCTATTTACCGACCTCGCTACATTATAAAGAAACAAATAGCAAAGGAGCGCTTATGAAAACATTATTAGAAAAAGTTAAATCATCCTTAAGAATAACCACCAACCAATTCGATGAAGAATTAGGTGGTTTGATTCAAGCTGGATTAACTGATTTAAGCTCCGTTGGAGTCTGTAATCCTAACGATGAATTCAAACCTTTTACCAAAGATAATGCTGATGAACTCATCACTGTGGCAGTAACTACCTATGTGAAACTTCATTTCGGTCACTGTGAAAACTATGACCGCTTAAAGCAATCTTATGATGAACAAAAAGCGCAATTAAAGTCCTGTTCTAAATATACAAACTTTGGGGTAAACAATGGCTAGAAGTGTAGAAATTACATTACTAAAGAAGAAGGTTGTTACTGATGCAATTAAGGCTAAGAGAGTTTCTTATATTAAACGTAAGATCACTGGAGAGATTAAAAGTGTGTCAGGAAACGAATTCTTTCGTGCTGGTCAACTAGGAATTAAGGCATCGAAAGTTGCTGAGGTATTCCTCTATGACTATAAGAATGAACCATTGTGTGAAATCGATGGTATTCGATATCAGATCTACCGTACCTACGAGAAAGAATCCGATTATATAGAACTCTATTTATCGGAGGATATCCAAGATGAAGATCAAGGTGTCTAGTGATGAACTTGCTGATGTCATCAGTAAAGAAATCACTGAATATTCTCAAGAAGTCACGGAAGCATTGAAAGAGAATATAACCGAAGTAGCAAACGAGACTCAATCTCGATTAAAACTTACATCACCAAAGAGAACTGGTAAGTATGCTAAGGGATGGAAGATAAAGAAGGTTTATGAAAATAAATTTGATATTAGATTCGTTCTCTTCAATACCAGGTATCAACTAACTCATTTACTTGAGTTTGGCCATGCGAAACAAAATGGCGGTAGAACAAGAGACTTTCCACATATTGGTCCAGCGGAAGAAGCTGCTACACAAAGTCTTACAGATAGGATGAAGAAATTATGATCAACAGTTTAGAGAATTTAATTAAGGAAATGGAAAAGCAATGTCCTCGTTATAAGGACAAGATTGCTTATCGTTCTTTTCCTGAAGGTGAAGCTCCTAAACTTCCATATGTCATCGTCTATGTCAAAAAGAGTAACAATTTCAAAGCTGACAATAAGTCTTACAAGGTTGTGCAACAAGTAATTGTTGAATTATATACCAAAGAAAAAGACTCGAAGAATGAGAAATATCTCGAATCGTTCTTCGATAAATCTGATATCGCTTGGGATAAAACTGAGTGGTACTTAGATGATGAAAAAATGTACGAAGTGTACTACGAGATAAATATCTAAAAGGAGAAAAGCAATGTCCGAAAATAAAGTTTTATTTGGTTTGAAGAACGTTCACTACGCTCTTGTTGGCACTGATACTCAAGGTAACATTACCTATGGTACTCCAGTTCCAATTCCAGGTGCTGTTAGTTTAGCACTCGAAGCTCAAGGCGATAGCAACAAATTCTATGCCGATAACATGGCATATTATGTGTCACAAACCAACGATGGTTATGAAGGTGATCTTGAAATCGCTAGAATTCCAGACTCTATGTTAACTGATGTTTTCAAACAAGCATTGGATTCTACCAGCAAAGTCTTATACGAAGATAACGAAGTTGAGGTCGCTGCCTTCGCATTATTATTCCAAATCGATGGTGATAATGATGATGAATGCTATGTCTTATACAACTGTAAGGCTTCAAGACCACAAATTGGTAGTAGCACAGTTTCTGATTCTAAGGAACCACAAACTCAAACATTAACCATTACTGCTTCACCAAGAGCAGATGGTTACATCAGAGCTAGAACAACCAAAGATACTGGTTCATCCATTAGAAGCGGTTGGTTCAGTTCCGTTCAACAACCACCATCTGGTAACTAATTAAAAATTCATCGATGGTTTAGGATCACTTAA